TCACCCTCTTTGGACCGAATCTTCTCGTCCGGCCCCTCGAGCGTACACAGGTCGGCCTCAAGCCCATCCGCGAGTACAAGATCGTCACCAAGGACGGCACGCCAGCCTCCGAACAGAATGACCCCTTCGAGTACGGCGAGGTCGTCTACTGCTCCGACGAGGTGAAGAACATTCAGGTGGGGGACAAGATCACCTTCATGGCCAGCGTCCGCGAGGCGTTCATCCCCGCCGATGGGGAGCCCCTGATGCTGATGAGGATGGGGGACATTCTGGGTAAGTTCAAGTAATGAAACTACTTAGAATCCCTATCAAGGCTGGAAAGAACGCCGGCAGGACCGCCTATTACCGGTTCATGCGGGCCGGAACCGCCGACCGCCTGGGCGTCCGGTTCGTCCGCAACTGGCGCCATGTCAACAAGGTCGGCGTCTGGGCAGCCCTGGACGACGGCTGGATCGGCAAGGTCCGCGGGTACAGCACCTTCAAGAATCACCAGTACCCGGTCGTCAAGTTCGGGTCGGGAACCTTCCTGGGAACTCCAGGATTCAGGGCCGACAGCCAGCTTCGTGAGGATCGGCACCATCTGGCCGGTAAGCGAGAGAAGTACGACGATCCCAACCGGCCGCTATCTAACCGGGACCTCAAGGCCGTCGCCGCATGGTTCAAGCTCGACTTCGATGTCTTTCGGGCCTACAGTACCATCGCCCGCGGCCGGCTGACCGACACCAAGTTCCGTCGCCGGGCCCGTAAGTTCTTCGAGCGGGCCCATATCCGGGAGGCGATTTTCAAAGTGATCCGCGAAGAGATCCGGGATTTCATCAACGCCGAATACCTCGCCGAGAAGCTGCGAAAACTCCTCGACAGCGAGGACACCAGCGATACCGTGAAAATGAAGGGTATCGCGGAAGGCGCCGACTGGGTAGGCTTGAAAGAGAAGAGCAAGCTCCCCGGCGACAGCGAGGGGCGAATCCCACCCGGGCGCATGATCCAGCCCGGCCAAATGGAGGAGCTCGAAGGTGCTCGACACAAGCAACTGGAACCCGGACGCCCTGGAGGCGATTCAGGCGGAGCCCGGAAGCCTGATGAAGGAGTGGTTCCTGGACATGGGGAAGTTCGGAAGAGCGATACTCCCGAACATCCTGAAACAGGCGAGCCCTGAGTTCCACCAGGAGGTCTACGCCCTCCTGAATAATCCTCGGGCCCACAAGCGGGCGGTCATCGCACCCCGCGGCCACGCCAAAAGCGTCTGTGACTCCATCGTCTACCCCCTCCATCGCCACCTGTTCAAGCGCCAAAGCGAGACCCGCTACACCCTCATCGGCTCGGAGACCCAGGATCAGGCCGTCAACTTCCTGACCACGATCAAGGGCGAACTAGAGACTAACCCCATCATACACAGGCACTTCGGGAACTTAGTCGGGGGTAAGTGGACCCAGGATTTCATCACCCTCTCCAACGGCGGGGCCATCCGGGCCATCGGCTCGGGCCAGCGCGTGCGCGGCACGAACTACAAGGCGCAGCGGCCCACCGATGTCATCCTCGACGACATCGAATCAGAGTACAACACGCTCACCTTCGAGGCCCGAAAGCGCGTCCAGGACTGGGTCGCCGGCGCCGTCGAGCCCTCGATGGACCCGGACGGATACCTCACCGTCGCCGGGACCATTGTGCACCAGGACGCTTTCCTGGCAATCATCAAGGAAGATCCGACCTACCACCGCCTCTTCTACCAGGCGATCATGGACGGCAAGGCCCTCTGGCCAGAACGCTATCCCCTCGAGAAGCTCAACCAGATCCTCGAGAGCTACCGGGCCCGCGGCCAGGCCCATATGTTCTACCAGGAATACATGAACGAGCCGCGAAACCCCGAGGAGCAGGCGTTCCGCAAGGAGGACTTCCGCTACTGGGAAGGCGAGATCTTCGTCAAGAATCGCAAGTCGTTCATCCGCCTGAAGAGGGACAACGGCGAGACCATCGTAAAGCCCGTCAATGTCTATCTAGGCGTGGACTTGGCCATCGGAACGCGAGGCGATTTCAATGTCATTGCACCACTCGCTATTGACAGCCAAGGCAATATGTACCTAGAAGATTATGTGCGGGTTCGGGCCCAACCGTGGGAAATCATCGACGAGATTTTCCGACATCACCAGCTTTACGCCCCGAGCCTCATCATCGTGGAGACCGTGGCCTATCAGAAGGCCCTGGTCTCCTACCTCCGCCGGGAGATGGGTCAGCGGAACATCTACCTTCCCGTGAAGGAAGAACCCCACCCTGAAGGCGGCGGAAAAGAGAAGATCCGGCACCTGGCCCTGGAGCCGTATTTCAAGCAGGGCCTCGTGCACTTCAAGAGGCGGCACCATGAGGCCGAAAGCGAGTTCCTGGCCTGGCCCAAGGCGACTAATGACGACCTGGCCGACGCCATCTGGCTCGCCCACCTCTACGCAACGCGGCCTGTTGAGCAATGGTCAGAGAGACCCCGCGAGCGCCGCCAGCGTGATCGGAAACAGAGCATCCAGAACTGGAAGGTGGCTTGATGCCTGAAGAGATGACACCGGCCGCCCTCAGCGCCCACCTGTACAAGGAGTACAGGTCCGGCGACCGCCTGCAATGGCTCGAGGAACTCACCACCGACCGCGACTTCTTCCTCAACAAGCAATGGACGAACGAAGAAGTCGGCATCCTCAACGAGCGCGATCAGGCGGCGCTGACGATCAACCGCATTTTCCCCATCGTCCAGCAGAAGCTCGCGCAGCTCTCCATCCATCAGCCGAACATCGCCGTCCTCCCCCGCGAAGAGGGGGACCTGGAGAAGGCGGGCGTCTGGAGCCATGTCATCGACTATGTGCTCCAGAACTCGGACTTCCCCCTCCAGGACCTCAAGGTCAAGCGCGACCATATCGTCGCCGGCGTCGGCTACTACTACTGCTACATCGACCCCCATGCCGACGACGGGAAGGGCGAAGTACTGGTCAAGCACTTGAAGCCCGAAGTCGTGTTCGTCGATCCGAACTCCGAGGAGCCCGACTTCTCCGACGCTGACCACATCATCGTCAGCCGAAAGATGACCGTCCGCCAGGCGACGAACCTGTTCCCGGACAAGGAGAGCGAGCTCGAGGGGGCAGCCGGCCAGGTGCTCGACTCGGATCACCCTGATTCCGGCCGCAGCAGCGGCGAGGGTGTTATCACCCGTGGCGCCGCGGTCCAGAAAACCTACGACGAGAAGGGCCGGCCCCAGGTCCGCATCATCGAGCGGTTCACCAAAACGAGGATGATCTACTACCTCGTCCACAGCGACGAGATCGGCGAGCAACTGATCGTGGAAGAGAAGGAGTGGAAGGCGTCCTTCAAGGATAATCCGCAGTACGAGACCATCGAGATCTACCGCACGGTCGTCGAGAAGAATGTCTCAGCCGGCGAGGACACGCAGCTTGCCAGCGAGATCCTACCCATCGAGCACTACCCGGTCATCCCGGTCCCGAATGTCTACATGGACACCCCGTTCCCCGCCTCCGATGTCCGGTTCATGCGGGGCATCCAGGAAGAGATCAACAAGCGGCGCTCGCTGATGATCTACTCGGCGACGCATAGCTCGACCCCAAAGATCATGTTCGAGAAGGGCACCGTCACCCATGAGAACCTCGATCAGCAATGGCACAAGGTCGGCGGTAGGATCGAATACGAGTCTGGAACGACCGGCAACGCGCCGACGGTGGTACAGCCGATTCCCCTGCCCAATGCCTTCTTCCAGTTGGAGCAGGAGGCGAAGGGCGACCTGGACTTTGTGGCAGGGGTTTTTCCCTTATCGCACGGCGACCCGAACACGGCGCCGGACACGCTAGGGGCAACGCTCGCCCTGGAGGACTTCGCCAACCGGCGCCTCCAGTCCAGCCTCGAGATGCTGTCCCACGCCAAGAGGATTCTCGGCATCGTCATCATCCGCCTCGCCAAAGAGCTCTACACCCTGCCAAAGTACATGAGGGTCATGGGCGACAACGGGAAGGATCAGGGTAAGTGGGTTAACGACCCCAATGAAAACACCGTTCTGGAAACCGATGTCGATTTCGATGTCATCATCCAGGGCGGCAAGCAGAGCCCGCTCACCCGGCACGGGATGGAGCAGCGCATGGTCGGCCTCTGGGAGAAGCAGGCCATCGACCGGCGCACCCTGCTCGAGAACATCGACCTCCCCATCGGCGACAAAGAGGAAATTCTTGGCCGAATGGACGAGGTGCAGAACATGGCCTCGCAGATCGAGGCCCTCCAGGAACAGATCAAGGATCTTGAGGGTATCAACCAGACCCTACAGCGCGGCCAGGTCCAGGCTTCGATGAAGTCGATCATCGACGAGCACCGCAACATGGAGCGGGCGAAGTACCTGGAGACTAAGGCCGAATACGAAACCCTGCAGAAGGAGTTCAAGCTCCTCTTGCAGGACGCGAAACGCGACATTCAGTTTGCGTTGAAACAGGCCCGTGAGGGCGAAAATGCTCGAACCCCAGAGCCGGAGACAGGCACCAAGCCCCAACCTCCTGGTGACGGGAAGAGCGCAACCGAGGAGAAGTGATGACGCCAGAGGGAACCCCTCCCGAGGGAACCGACGAGGCTATCATCGAACAGCCTGCCGCGGTCGATGAGGGCGCGGGGAGCCAGTCGGTTGAACAAGCGTTCAGCCCGATCAAGCCGGCCCCCGATCCCGAAGAGCAAAGTGAGCAGGAAGAGCCGCGCCTTTTGGCCGGAAGGTTTCAGAGCCCCGAGGAACTGGAGGCTGCCTACGCAGAGCAGACCCGCCATGTCCACGAGGATCTCCTTCCTAAGGCCAAGCGTGCGGACAGGTACGAGAACTTCCTGACGGCGCTGGATGAGTACCCCGAGTTCCGGGACCATGTAACGAGCTTCAGCCCGGGTGGATCGCCGGACGAATCCTACGAGGAGACCGGAGAAATGACCCCGGACATGGTCAAGCAGATGGTCGCACAGACCGTCGGCCAGGTGCTTCAGCAGCGTGACCAGGAAACGCAGATCAACCGGCAACTGGCGTCCCTCGCGGAAGCGAACGGACTGTCGC